AGTATTTGAAGCTAAACTATAGGCACCTACCGCGATGTTAGATTTGCCAATAGTATTTAATTTTAAACTTTCAAAACCAATTGCAACATTATCTACACCAGTAGTATTTGAAGCTAAACTATAATTACCAAGTGCGGTATTACCCACACCTGTAGATATCATATTTCCAGTATTAATTCCTATTATTGTATTATGTCCGCCAGTAGGAAGTGGCAAAGGAACTGAATTAGCACCAAAAAAAAGATTATTCGATATAACATCATTATAGATAGGTATAGTATAAGGCGTAGCATAAGCGGCAGCTACATTAATACCAATTAATCCATTGGATAATTCCCCTAAATTAACTTGATTAGGTAAAGATGAATTTGAATTAGATACCCAAAAAGTAGCTGAAGTAGGAGCACCTGAATTACTTGGAACATTATATAATTCAGAAGTATCAGTAAAATAAGCATATCTTTCTTGATCTCTTAAAATAAAAGTATTTATCCCACCAAGAATAGAAACTGTAATACTAAAACCACCAATAGTATTATTATAAATATCATATTTATTTACTTGAACAGGAGAAAAATAAACATTAATATTTTTAGATAAAGTTCCAGAAAATATAATAATATTATTACTAGATTGAGCAGAAGTTAAAGTTATGTTAATACTTGCAGATACATCTAATCCAAGTAATGAATTAGTACCAAAATTTAATCTTCCAATACCAATAGCATTATAATTAATACCACCAGTAATAAAAGTAGAGTCTCCAGGAGCAAGAATTAAATTAGAAGAATTATTGATGGTAAAACCAAGTGGTGCTTGTATAGTTAAAAGACCACCAACTTTACTATTATTAATAACTCCAACTATAAATCCATCTACAGGTAAAGGTAAAGTCATAGTATTAGTACCACCAATATAACTAAGTATAGATCCACGATCACTAGATTGAACTGTATAAGCACCTGTTATTACAATTTCAGGCAAATTAGTATTAATTTTAGAATTAGTTAGGGATGAAAGTCCATAACCTGATAAAGCATCAGCATTTGCACCTGAGCTACCAGTACCAAGTAGTAATACTTTCCATATTCCAGCAGAAATACTATTATCTATTACGGTACATTGATAAAGTTGTCCTGGATTAATAGTTGCTAAAGAAATAGCACCACTATTATCATAAACAGTAAATGCCAATAATCCAAAATTATATATTTGAAATGTCCTCCCAGTTCCTACTAAATTAGCTGGAGGAAAAATAAATTTATTATTAACATTAGTAGTATTAACATACATTTGCTGAGCAATTATATACTGTGAATCTGAATTATTTTCAGGCCATGCAAAAATAAAATCATTAGTTAAAGCAATTGATAAATATCCATATTGACTAGGTGATGTCGGATATAAAGAATAGGGATTGTAAAAACTAGAAGTGCTAGATACCATTATTGTAAACTCCTTGTAAAATATCCTGAGGTTTTGCGCATTTGTTCTTCACGTTGATATTTACCTAAAGTATCGGTGTATAATTGGTCATATTTAGTACGTTCATCAGCTTTCTCATAAGGAATAGCTTCAAGTAAACAGCGATAAAGCAATAGGTTATAAGCATTATTAGTTAAAGTATTAGTCGGTGTAAGCTCACTAAGTGCTAAAGGCAATTGATAATATATTATTCTAGCTTGATAATTCTGCTTAGGAGTTGGTGTTATAAAAAAATTATAAACATCTGCTTCGGCAATATATTTAGGCTGTCCTAATATTGATTGATTAGGACTATATTTATAACAATAATCTAATGATGCTGATTTAAGCGGTGTTAAAATATTATAAACTAATGGTGTTACAAGATCAGCAGTAAAAATATAAAATGTAGATAGATTTTTATAATCAATAGGTTTTGGGAAAGTCGGTTGACTAGCCTCTAAAGTAAAATCTCTGGTAACTCGATCTTCAATAGATTTTAAATCAAGCGCAATAGATTGTTGAGCATTAGATATAAATCTTGGTATTTCATTGGATAAAGACAATGAAGAATTTTGCATATATTGCTGTATATCATTGACCAATCCAAAATAATCATTTTGGGCTAGCGGCATAGTTGTCTCTTACTGTCCTCCTATTCTTGGCAAAGTACATTAGTGTAACCTCCGTCACTATTTATACCTGCATTATTCATTGCAATAAATTTTACACTTTTATTTATTATTTGTGAATTAAAAGTTAAAAAATTAATGTTTTGTAAAATTGCTGAAGCATTAGTATTATTAGCTCCTGGTTGTAATAATATATAAAGTGGTGTTCCATTACCTCCACCGCGAATTGTTCCTATATTTATTCCACCAACTATTACATAATTTCCACTAACAATTACCGACCCACCGCTTATAACAGTTAAATTATCTTCTAAAGTTACATTATCATAGATAAGCACCTGTAATATACCTGTACTTAAATCCGTAGCACCATTTGCTTGAGATATGGTAATATTAGGATTAAGAATTACCGAAGGACCACCAATAGTATAAATTACGGTATTACCAGTATTATTAAGTGTTATAGCCTCAGTAGGTTGTACGTAGAAAGGACGAGGAGTATCAACCGGAAACGGATCTCCAGGTAATGCAAGGACCTTCCCTTGAGGATTAGGTTCTGTTAAAAAATCTTTATGAACATAAAATCCAGTAAAAGTTAAAGTATTACCATACCATTCATATTGTTTTTTTAAATCATAATGCATAATCTTAAAGCCAGATGTATCACATTTAGCGGTAGGATTATGGTTCCTGAAAGAATAAGGTTGATACTTACGATTTTTTTTATATTTCATAAATTAAACTGAAAAATATATGGTGCATGTTCGGTATCTTCTTGCTCGATATCTTCCATAGATTTTGCAGCTGATTGCATTAAATTAGCCATTTTATCAGGTGATATTTCAATACCCATTATTTTATCTTTCTGTGCAAGTTTTAAAGCTAAATTTGCACAGAAAGCTTCATAAAATCTATTAGGAATATTCAATATATCCGTCAGATAAATAATCTGAGGACTCAAGACTTTTAAATTAAGAATAAGATAAGGATAATCAAGCTTTCCATCAGGGACAGGCCATAAAATAATTGAAGGATTAATATCTCTGTTTAATAAATAACTTGAAACACTTCCTGTTAAATCTTTGGTTGCTATTCCTAAATATTGACTACGACTAAGTAAACTTATTTGTCTTGAAATATTATGCGTACAAAAATAGAGCTCTTGGATATCTAAAGTAGCTCCGTTTGTTTCTCTAATACGCCAATAAGGAGCTAATTGCGCAACTTTATTTACATACCAAACTTGCTGACCGGCAAGATATGTTTGTAGACCAGTAGTTGGTGGATTTTGATTATTAATAACTGGATAAATATTGATCCAATTACTATTATCAAAAGAATATTCTATTGCTAATGTATATTGCTGCGTAGTATTAGATTGAATTCCAATATAATCAAGAGCAAAACCAGGATTATTATTAAAATTATAAGCTATATAACCGTTAGACGCAGTTTGTGTACAAGAAGTTGTACTATTACCGTCAAAAGCATTTTGTGCAACTCCTGAACTGCTACTAGCAACACCCCCTAGTTGTCTGGTGATATTAGCTATCGATACTTCTCGCTCAGGAACATCAGCAGTTCCAATAGGCAATTGATAACTTTTTTGACCAGTTGTCAAATTAACCATAAACGGTTGAATACTATAAAGATTATTATATTTTGCCCAATCAGTAAGTAAAATATTTAAAGAATTTATTGCACTAATAAGAGGATTTCCAACTAATTCAGGTAAAGTTAAACCAATACGTTCAAAAGACTCTATAATAATTTCATTTGCTGTTACATTTATAAAAGGGTTCAGAGTAATTGCCACTTAACTCTCCTTTATAAGGTTCCTTGCTGTGCTATAAATGCTTGAAATGTAGGAGCAGTACCAGAATTAATTACAAATCTAATTGCATAAACAGGTGCTGCAAAATTTAAATATTGTGAAGTAGTGAGAGCAGCAATTACTGTACCTATACCAGTATTTCCTCCAGGTGCTATAATGGGAATATTAAGCCAATTATTTGTAAAATCAAATGTTGGTGGGGAAGTATAGTTTTCAAAAGGAAATAATGTATATTGTAAATCATAATTTATTGTTCCTCCTACAACAGTTTGAACCGCCCATTGAGCTTTTGAAACATTCATTGACATTTTAAAAGGAAGAGATTGAGCTGAAATACCAAAACCAACACTCATATTAGTAATATTTCCGTTAGTAATTAGAGAAGTTATCGTACTATAATATTGGATTGAAGTTACTGTATTATTATTAGATCCAGCTAAAACTTCAGTAACAATATTTCCAAATACATCATTACCAATAATAGTAACGTTAGTTGCTGAGTTATTTGCAACAGAAGTAAAAGTAACTTTTCTATTCCACTCAGAAGTAGACACAACAATATTAGCATCTGCATTAAGAGCAGCATAATTAAGTACTAATGCTCCAGCACCTGTTCTACTTTGAACAGCAGCATAAAATGTAGTATTAGCAGCTAAATAACTATTAAGTACTTGAATTTTCATTAGCAAATTTCCATTTTAATTATAAGGAGCTGCGTATTGAGGTAGTCCATAAACAGTTTTATAAGTTTGTTGATTTACTTCAAATGGAATTGCTGCCATAATCCATGTTACAATAAGTCTTTTAATCCCATCAGCAGCACTAGGAAGTAAAACCGTACCTCTAATATCTCCGGTAATTGCTGTTGCTGGTGCCGTCTGATCAGCAATTGTGTAATTAGTACCTATACCAGTTGCTGGAATTGCAGCAATTACAGTCGGTATTCCAAAATTACCATTAATAATTCTATTAACATTATTTAATACATAAGGAAGACCGATAACACCACTTGTTCCTACAGATACAACAGTAATAGTTGCACCACCTGCCCAAACTCTAGTAACACCTGCAAAAGCTTTTTTACCGGAAGTAGTAGCAGCTGCAACAGCAGAAATTTGTTCAGTCATAAATAGATCATCTTGATCAAATCCCCACACAGTAAAAGTAGTAGGAGTAGCTCCTGTGCCTAAGGTAATAGTTACTGCACGTGGAGTATCAAAAAAATAAATTGTGTCAGTTGTATTAGTAAACACATTATAAATACCAGATACTGTCGTTACACCAGTTCCAGCTGTAAGAGGTATATAAGAAGCAACAGTTGGAGCAGTTACTGCTGCTGCTAAATTATTATTAGTAGCAGCTAAAGGGATAACAGAAATACAACCTAACTGAGGTTGTGGAATACCCACTTGCATTCCATTTAAAGCCTGAGCCTGTACTGTACCGATACTAATTAAATTACCGAAATTATTAGGTTGATAAAATTTATTTTGTGTAGTTAATGAAAAAACCATTATAACCTCTTTAAATTAAAAACCTTGACAACAAATAGTTGACCTAGCATTACTTGGACCGCTTGAATAACGATCAAAACCACCCATACCAACAGTTCTATTCTTTTCATCCATCCATGAAGATACTTCAGCCATGTTTTTCTCATAAAAAAGCAATCCGTTTGGACATGTTGTAAATAAGAAAAATGAGTTAGGATTAGTTAAATAAGGATTAACCACGTAACCACCTTTTACAAATCCTTGATGATATACAACACCGATATCACGATTAGCAGTACCAGGACGTTCGGCATTAAATAACACTCGAGCCACATCATATTGAAGAGTTGGTGAACAAAGTAATTTATCACCTTCATAATTTAATACTTTACCAGCAGCATCAGGTAATGTCTGAGCAATTGTGATCATATCTGTAAGAGCTGTCTCACTAAAAGTAGCAGGAGAAAGAACATTAGAATACACACCAACTGCTGTTGGATGTTGAGTTGATGCAAATGCTTGACCATCACCGATTGGATTAGTATTATTAAACGCAAAATTAAATACGTTAGTTGCATTCACGTCACGAGTTAATACTAAAGAAGCTTTAATTTGTTCTCCAGCATTTGGAAACTCATCGGTATATAAATTATCGTCTATTGATTCGAAAGTGAATTCTATCGCGCTACTAAAGCTGGTATGATCGTACTGCGTTTTATTAATAATGAAGTTAGTTTGTAGTTCATATGCTTCACCTTCGTTCATTGCTTTCGCATATCCCATTGGTGCATATTCAACAACTATATCAAATGCTTTTTTAGTTGGAACTAACTTAAAATACTTTTTATATAAGCTTTCATAATATTTAGCATCACATAATACTAAGCTTAATCCAGGCCACATAAAATTTATAATTTGCGATCTTGTTACTTGTGCCATTTAAATATCTCCTCTTAAATGTTTTAATTATATTGTTAATGATGGGTAGCAAATGCTTGCATTGATTTTTACCAATACATTATTACTTATTGTGCTCCATGCATTTCCATTGTTTGGTGATAAATTAATCACTTGAAAATTTGTTGTAGCAGCAGGGGTAGTTATTAGTTGTCTAATCTCGGCTGTTGAATAACCTGTTGAAATATTACCATCACCTGCTGAAAAATTAAGTTGACTTGAAAAGTTTGCTCCATCAAATAAACTTATTACTGGAAAACCAGTAGGCATATCTGTTGAATTTGATTGCATATCATATAAAGTATTCATATCAACCTGAACAGCAACATATGTTTGCACACCTGTAGGTTTAATTGTATTTTTTACCCAATATTGTTGTATTGTTGTTGGAATTACTCCTTGATTTGCACTTGGTGCAACTATTCCTGTACCACCGGTTGTAAAATCTTTAAATGCTCTTGCTGAACCAAGTATTGGAGCATTAGTTGCACCAATAGTAATTGTACCAGAGTTTGTTGCTACTGTTACTGGACTTCCTACAAAAATGTTTGCATTATATCCACTTGCTATAGGATACCATAAGAAATTTGCTGAATAAGGATGATCCGCAAAAGATTTTACTGGATTCATTCCCTGATTTTGATTATAAGCTACCATGTTAGTTATCTCCTTTAATTAATATAAGTTTTCCGACCTATATTAATATTGTAGGTAACTAACAAAGATATGTCAAAAATTTGTAATAACAGTTAATTTTTTGAAAAATAAAAAATAAAATATTTTGATTTAAACTATAATTTGTTTATAAATAAAAATAGGAAATCCTAATCTTTTATAAATCCATTAAATTGAATGCTTAATTTTAAACTAGTTAGAGCAACGATTAGGATTTCCATTAGAAATCATCATCTCTAACCGGACGTCTTACATGACTATACTCTTTTACTTTACCCTCAGCCCTTTCAAATAAACCAGGACGTGCTGGAGAATAATTAGGTTTACGACCTGCGGTAGCTGCGCCTTGAAGTGCTAATTCATGATTAGCTTTCTCATGATATTCCCAGATATATTTATCTATTTCCATCAATATCTGTCCATGTCTTATTACCACATCTTCATTATTATTTTTATTCTTTTCAGTAATAATATTAAAATATGGATGCATACTTTTTTTAACAGGTATCCATCCTTTTTCCATAAGTTCCATTTGATAATCACGTTTACTAGCAGGATTAAGATCTGCAAATAACCACATTTTATCAGATGGAATTATTTCTTTTGGAATATGTAATTTACCAAGACGACTATTCATCATAGTCGTTCTATACTCATCATAAGATAATTTAGTTTTACGTTTATCATCAGAACGAGTTTTAATAGCTTTAAAACTTACTTCATCTTCTTTGTTTTCATGATTATTCATGAGTAATAACCTCTTTCATGTGCTTTATTTTCTTGATGTTTATCATTATATTTTTTATATAATTTAGCTTTAAGTTCAGGATTTAAAGGTTTTCCATTTTTATCTTTTACTTCAACTTTTTTAATTAATTGTCTAGCCATATTATTTAAAACTCCTAAACTCTTATTTTTTCCATCTTTCATAAAATCTCCATTTCTTTTTACACCTGTTATAGGATTATTTATTAAATTATGCATTCTTTCATCATGAGTACTATATTTATTATGCATAGCGTCTTCTACCTCTCTATAGAATCCAGCAGAATAAACTTTAACTTTTTTACCACTAAACACATATTTTTTCTTTAAATCTTCCATAACTGCTATTGTTTCATCAACAAGTCCTTGATCATAATGTTCTGAAGATGGATTCATATAAGGGTTAGCTTTAACAAAATTTCTAGAATCAGGATCTAATTTATTAATATCAAATTTAGAAGATTGTTTTCGTGGAGTAGGGCGATTCTCAGTAATATACTCTTCATCACTAGAATACTCTTGAGGTGCTTGCTTAGCAAATTCTCGCATTTTCAGATCTAAATTAAAGCGCGCTTCATTTAGCTTTTCTAAAGTGTCTTCAGCTTGAAATATACGTGTTTTTTCTTCTTTTAATTCTGCATCACGTTTAATAGCTTTAACAGTTTCAATATCATCTTGAACTTTTTTATAATCAGAAGCCATTTTATCTGCTTGTTGCTGATAAATAAGTTTACGTTGCTGAATTATTTCATATTCTTTAGCTAATTTTTCTTCATTGTTTTGATTAACTTGCTCTTCTAAAGCATTTAAACGTTCTACAAGCTTTCTATTATTTTCAATTTCTTCTTGTTTATCACGCCTGCTTCTTTCATCAAAAGAATCTACATCTATTTCTTCTTCCTCTTGATCATCAAACTCAAAATCATTAGCATCATCATCATTTGAATGATTATCTACGATTTCTTGAAGATCTCTCTGAGTAGTTGGTATTCTTCCTTCTAAAATTGCCTCTTCTTCATCGTCTAAAAATTTACTTTTATCATCCATTGGTTGTCTCCTCTAGGTTGATATTAAATATAAGGCGTTAAAAACAAATGATCGACATAATACGGATCACATACATGAGCTTTTAAAGTAATGTCAGGTAACAAAGCAACATATTCACCGCCAACTTTAAACTTATCATATTCGTATTTAGAAAATTTATACCATTGACCTATATAAAAACGCTGACCATTAGGAAAAGATTCTTTATCTTTAAAACAATCTTCACCAAAAGCTAATATTTTAAATACAGATTGTTCTAAAACATCTTTAATAATGGTTTCTTCAGCATAATGAATAGTCATACCTTCATTACTCATTTTATAAAGTTTACCGTACACATAATTTCTTGCCGGTCTGATTATATCATAGCCTATTTCTTTAATTATATTTGCGGTGATTTCTTCTTCTGTCCATTCTTTCTTAAATTCTGTATACCATAATGGGGATATATTATACTTGGAACTATGTTCTTCAAAATTTTTTCCGTTCATGTTGTCTCCTCTGAATAGATAATTAAATTATAGTTGTTCCAGTAAATTTTATTTTTAAAGCATCACTGTCTCTAGCATCATTTTGAAACTTTTTAAATTCTTCTAATATTTCTATGATTGTTTTTCTTCTTTCAGAAATGCGATTATAATTATTAATATCGCCTTGAATAAAATTTTGATCTAGTAACATATCTGCACATTCAGCGCGCATATAAAGTAATCGTTGTATAAAATTTTCCAAATCCATAATTATTAAAACATTTAGAATTATTGAATTCGTAACAATATAATTTAAAAAAAAACTTTATACAACTTTTTTTTAAACATTTTATAATATTTATTATTTTATTAATTATTTTTTTTTAGATCCAGTACGTCCACCTTTTTTTTGAGCTTGTCCTGCTTCCATTTGCCTTTTAAGATAAGCATTTTGATCTTCAGCACTTTGAGCTTGTGCATTTATCATTCTTTCTTGAGCGGCTGCGGCTCTATTAGCTTGTTTAGTTTGACTTAATGCTGCACCAGTTTGTGCTAAAGAACCAACAGCGTTAACTGCATGTCCTATATTTTTAGCATTTCTAGAAAGTGTGCCGCTAGCTGCACTAAGACCTTTAGCTCCCATGCCTATACCTTTAGCTAAATAAGGAGCAGCTTTTCCTAACCCTTTAGAAAGCATACCAATTAAACTTCCCAAAAAATGATGTTCTTCTAAAGCTTTTTTATGAGTTTTTTTATCCATATTTTGTATACACTCAAGATTTTTATCACCAAGCATTTTTCCAATCATATGATGTTCTTTCATTGCTTTTTTAATATGAGCTTTTGTTATATGATTCATTTTATAATCCTATTATTATAATTACTTCTTTCTAAATAGATCTATAAGAGCAGGTATTGCTGAAGCAGCACCTAATAAAGCTCCTAAAAAATGATGCTCACGTTTCACCATTTTACCTTTTTTATGACCAAATTTAGCAGCAGAAGGAGCTGGAGCCATCATATTATTATAACCACTATAAGCAGGAAGAGCAGCACCCCCCATATCATGTTTTGTTCTTTTTATACAACCACCTTTTTTACGATGTAATCTTTTTACTATTTCACTTCTGCCAGTATGAATTTTAGCATTAGGCGAACCTAATTTACTTTTTATGTGTTCTAAATACATTTTTATCTCCTAAAATTAATGTTAATAACTTAACAATATAAGTGTATTATTATTTAATATAATTTGCAAAAATATGTAAAAGCTATTAAAGCTGCTGTAATTTATTAGATATTTCAGTCAGTTTAATTTTCGCAACAATATTAGCTTTCTCTATCTCCTTTTCACGATCAATCATTGCTTTTTGCAACGTAGTTTGTTGACTAATCTGAGCTTTTTGAAGTTCGGTTTGAGCTTTAATGTTATCAGTTTGAGCACGTTGTTCAATTGCTGACGCATCAACTTGAACTTTTTGAGCTTCCACTTCAACTTGATTTTGCATAACTTGATTTGGATCAAGTGGTGGTGATAACTTCGCTGCTGCTTCTTGTTGTTGTTGTTGATCTTGAGCAATACTTTGAGCTTCCATAAGAGCAATTTGATTAAGAATAGCAGGATCAAGCTCAGATATATCTTCAGGTAATTTAAACTCTGCTATTTCCTCTTTAAACACTCCTTCTTGTGCAAAATTTTCTTTAATTTGTGTTTCAATCTTATTTAAAGCATCAAAGAATTTTCTTTGAGCCATTAACATAGTTGCATTATTTAATATTGGTTGTTTAATTTCAGGAGGCATATCTTGTGTTTCTTGTAATGAAGTCATAAAAGTTTGTAGAGCTAATATATAAGACTCTTGATCTTGATCTCTAAATGCTTTTACAGGTTGTCCTGCCATTAAAGATGCAGTCTCCATTAACGGAGTCATCGGCGAAATTTGTGCTTCAGGCTTTAAGATTTCATCAGGATTAAAATCTAAATTAGCTACATAATTCCTAAGAATATAATCTACATTAATTTGACTATATTTATCAGATAAATTAAGTAAGCTTTCATATTTAATCATATCAATATATTGAGATGATACTTTGCTATTGGCAGTAGGAGTAATAATTACATTAGGATCATTAAAATCAAATTCATTAAGCAAATCTCTAAACTCAAAACTCATATACTCGGGATCAATTAAATGAGCATATTTTTTAAGTTGAGTTAGAAATATTCTATATTCACGAGTTAAAGCATCATAAACACCACGAATAATAAAATTAGGTATTTTAGACGCTTCATCTATCATCATCATAATAGAACTTGCAGGAGTATTAGCACCAATATTACTTATATTATTTAAACTTAAAGTGATTTGATCTACACCTTGTTCATAATATTGCATCAATTCAGATAATGAAGGTGATGCTTGCGGAAAAGGCAGCGGACTAATTTGTTCAGATAATTTAAAGTTCCCACCAGTATCAATCGGTATCATACTACCAGGGAATAATACTTGTGTGGTATTAGTATTCTTAATAGCTTTATTAACTAATACTGTTGGATGACTTGAATAAGCACCGGCATTAGCAATCATTCTGATTTTATTAGTAGCTGATTTAACTAATGGAGCAGCCAAATGTAACAATCCCCAATTCCAACTTTCTGAATTAGGAAAATAAGCGTTTTTTACATAATTTTGAATGGTTTTAAAATTAGGATCATCAGATTCCCAGAATTCATGAATAGCTGCAATTCTTCCCGAAGAAGCATCAATATCTATTAAGTACGGTAAGTCTCTTTCAACAGGTGGCTTATAATCTCCCAGATCTCCGAAATCATTTAACTTATATCTAACTCTAACCTGATAAAATTCATAAATATTATCATCCCTATCTTCACTGGTATTAACCATATCATCATCATACTCATCATCATCTTCACCATATCCAGATCCAATAGGACGATAATTATATTCAAGAAAATCTTTATTAACAATTTTAGCATCTAACTCAAATTTATTCATATGAACACGTTGAGATATACGAATAGCATCATCAGCACTACGTGAATAAGGATTAACTTCTACATCTAATGCAGGTAAATAATAATTAACAAGTTTCTTCTCGGTTGAATCATAATAGATTTTTTGATAAACATTTCCTTCTAGAGCTAAATCATAAAAAGAATTTCTTTTATCTTCTTTATAATTCGGAATAGCTAAACTAAAATATTGATTAACAAAATTTTTAAGCTTTAAGGCTTTATTTTTTAACTCAGTTGATCCTTCTGTGATTGAAAAATTAACAATCTCTTCACCTAAAAAGATAGATGATAACGTTGAAGTAGCTTTAATTATCGCGTTGTTTAAAGCATAAGATTTATCAGATGACATCTGCTTACGACCTTCTACTGTTTGATTATCAGAGCTTCTTGGATCGTCTTTAGTACGTATATTAAATTGCTCTTTGCCCTCTCTGATATTATCTAACCATTCTTCACGAGATCTTTTATCATTATCAAGATTATCCATTACATCTTTAGCAATAGCTTGTCTTGTATATTCAGGTATTAAATTAGCTATATTCCGAAGTTCATAAATTAAACCAGTTTTGATTTTTTCATTATCTTGATCAATTACCTTCTTACCTTGTTGCATTTCATTATCAAGCATATCTTCTTGTTCTTGACCTTTATTCATCTCAAGATTAGCATTAAACAAATCATTAATAACATCCTCTTGTTCGTTATCTAATTCTCGCTCTAAAGATTTATTCTTTTGCTCTATATTATTAACTAATTTCTCTTGGTGAATTTTGTTGAATACATTTTGTAGGTTCATACTAAGGCCTATTGATAGTTGAAAATGTTAAAATCGGTTTCATTCTCTGGTTCTTCATAAATATCTTCATGAATTAATATTTTTTCACGTTTGAGAGTTATAAGAACTTGACTCATGGTATCAATAATATCATTACTTGAATGAGATGGGAAATTTATGGCAGCTTCTAATAATTCTTTAGCATGTTTAAATAATTTTTTACTTTTAAAGGATTCTCGTACATAAACTCTTCCACTAGCTATTTCAGGTAAAGTTGACCTAGCTCTTGCAACTTTACCACCATGACCTTGAGGATTAAACCCTCTGGTAGGAATGCCTGCCATATATAATTCATTCATTAACGGATCACCAAGAGTCTTAGTTTCTATTAATACATAATCCACAGGCCTTTTACCGCCTATAGGATTATCATAATCAGTATCTTTATAATTATTAGCCATTCTTTGAGCCATTTCTCTCATTACGTGAAATTCTATATGACCGGCATAAAGCTCTAATAACATAATACAGGTAAGGCCATAGAAGTTTTTAAACACTCCCCAAGTAGTACATACTGACATACAAGGGTCTGAACTTTCATCAGCTTTCTTACCAACCAAAGCAGTGTCCCATGACTGTATAATACGTTCAAAATCAGGAGCATGCTCCTCATCCCAAATCATGAAATCATCTTTTGTAAAGATACCACCTTGCATTGGTGATGGTCTTTGTTGATATAATGAAGCATATGCAAATGCCCCTTTAATTTTCTTTTCTTGTTCAATATAACGCTTAGGATGTTTATAAGGCCATAATAAATCGCCTTCATTATGTCTTGGGTCAGACCATTTTTTATTATTAGTTGAAGGTAATATAATAGTTGAACAACGATGAGCTTTCTCAAATTCCATAGGTAATCTTAGATGCACAACATTCTTTTGATTCTCTAAAACATGACCAGTTAAATCTTCCATGTGAGGTCTATGTTGCAATATAATCTTACAACCAGTTTTTTTGTCATTAAGACGATCGCTCATAGTACGATCATACCAATTGTTTACAGCTGTTCTTCTAGCCTCAGAGTCCATATCTTCAATGGAATTCGGATCATCCAGTATTATCTGATCTCCCCCCATACCGACACCCCCTCCAACAGAGCAAGCAATACGATATCCCTTTTTATTATTGGAGAATTTTACAATAGCATTGTTATCATCTCTAAGTTTAAATACATTTCCAAATATTTCTTGATACCACTGGCTATTAATCAGATCTCTACATTTAAGCGAGTGTTCATTAGAAAGCTTAGCAGCATAAGTACCACAAAGAAATTTCTTCCACGAGTCACCTATTCCCCACACCCAAGCAGGATACATTATTGAAATGATAGAAGACTTCATACAACGAGGGGGCATGTTGACTATCAAGAAGTTAATATCACCTCTATTACATGCTTCTAAATGCTCTGCAATAGCTTGTATGTGCCAGTTATCATAAAAGGTAACATTTAATCCCTCTAAGGCTGTCCAAGCATCCTTAATAAACAAATAAAAATTGTCTTTGTATTTTGCTTGTTGCTGCAATGCATAGTCAGATACGTAATTTGTAGTATCAAGAATGGCAAATTTCTGTTCTAATGTTAAAACTTTCTTATGAAAACTTAATCTATTCATTTTTTAACTTCTTAACTTTCTCTGCCATTTCCATTAATTTAGAAAAACCATCAGAAGCAAGAAAATCATTAACAACACTATCTAACATTTCAGTTGCAAATTTAGCACCTTCCATACTTACCACTCCATTACCTAAATCCTCTAATAAGCGCAAACGAGTTTTCTTTATATCCTCAATTGTTTTAATGCCGCCAAAGTCATAATTTAAAGTATTAGCAATCGGAAATTTATTAGTTCCTTTTAAAGATTTATGAGTTAATTGTAGTATAGCGGAATTGCCTTTAGCCATTTCTTTTAAAGCGCAATCATCCCAAAAGCCTCTAACTTGCTCTTTTACATCTAAAGTAGCTTGTTTAAACTTAGGATACTTTTTACACCAATCGTAATAAGTACTATTGTCTATACCGTATACATTACATGACTTTTGAATATGACCTGCATGAGCTTTATATATTTCTAAAAACTTGTCAGGATCTTTATACGGTTTATTGGTTTTATGGGGTTTTTTGGTTTTCATACTCACAACCACATTGCGGACAGATTATTGTTTCAGGTATAGAAGCAATATTCTGAGAGGATTCTATCTCTACTTCTTGTTTAGGCTCATCAAATATATTCTCAGGCATTCCCCATTCTTTGAGATCATCCATATCAAAGTTATTAGCTAACATATCCATGTCCCAATCACCAAAACCTAGATTGTCTCTAATATTTAAACGTTTAAGTTCTTCTTCAGATAACAGTCTATTTGGTTTTAAAACATTAATATCATCACTTTCTTTAAAACCTGCTGCAAGAAGAGCTTTTTTACGTGAATGACCACCAATGATAACGTTATCATAAGTAACTAAAATACGACGATGATAACCATCTTGTTTAATGTCGTTAACTAATCGATTGAAATCTGTCTTGCTTATTCTACGTGGATTAATAGCGTAATCTTTTAATTCTTTAAGTTTAATTGTTGTTTCAATCCATAATATTTTATTTGATTGTTCCATTAATAATCTTCTTCCTTCTCCATCCCCCTACAATATTCTATTAACTTTTTAGAATATTCCATAAGTAAAGTTTTTTTTTCACAATCATTATCAATAATTTCATCAAAAATAAAATAATTATCTTCTTCCGATAAAAAATCAGTGATAATATCTTTAATATATTTATTCATGTAAAACAATTATTAATTATGATCATTGCGAATTGTAAAAAATTAACCATTAAACGTCAAGGAATAAAAACAAAAGAATCAGTTATAGGTAAAATATTTGTACAATTATTTAATTATGGTGTTGCCAAAGGTAAAATTCCCAAAGAAAGCATTTTAGTTAAAAATACTAATGAACATAAGATTACTTCACATAAAAATAATCGCTTAATTAATTATAAAGGAAAACAAATAGCACAACGTACTTTAGATATGCTTTATATGCGTAGTTTAGCTCAGCAAGGTATGATGGCTGGTTTATTTGATTATACCTTTAAATATCAAGTAGAGCATGCAGGTAAAAAATTTGCTTGTGTAGCTGAAATTGAGCTAAAACGTGATAAGACAGAGAAGCTCTCAGCTTCACAAGCAATTTATAAGCAGAAACTTGATAATATCGGATGTCCTAATATCATGACACATGACCCTGAAGTTGCGTTGAAGTTTCTAATTAATTTATGCAAATAAGGACATCCATATTATAATTTGCATAATAATTAGAAACTAAATGTTAAACCGGCAGTAATAGCAGTTGTACTAGGATGAAGCCTCAAAGTCTTAGAACTTGGTAATACATCTTTATATTTCTGTGGAATTTTTTGTGGATTCATAAAAAGGACATTTTTAACATTTATATCACTAGACGGTCTATGAGTATATTTAACGTCAACGTTAAAACCAACCAAATCATTATAAGGTATGTCAAAGCCAATTTGGCCTACGATACCACCGCCATTTTTTAAACTAATATTATCTGCTCCGCCCTTCATAAATCTATAAGAATAACCTGCACCAACATAAGGTCTAAATAAACCTTCAGGAAAAAAGTGATATTGAATAAGTGCAGTAATAGGTATAACATCTACTGCTTTTGAACTTTTATTATGAGCTCTTACATAAAGAGCAATAGTATCAGCTTTGCTATCTGTTTCAGTTGATATTTTAATTGTTTTATGACCGATAGAGCCTTCAATAGCAATATTATCAGTAAGAAAATAACCTGCAGCTATCTCATATATACGGCCATTATGAAATTTAACATCAGCTTTATTAATCAAAGCATTTGGATAAAATTTATTATTTAGTGTTAAATCTTGTCCATAATTTAAATGGCCTTTATATGCAGAAAACATATAACCACCACGTAGTTTAATTACTACTTTATTAGTAGGTTTAACAACATCCGCAGCTAGAGCAGGTAAAGAAGTTATAATGATTAATATGGCTGTTATTAAGGCTATGCTTGTTTTTTGTAGTTTTATCATAAGAAGTCCTCCTATATTCATTATAACATTTATTCTTATAAATATCAAAATAAGGGACATCTTTAAAATATGCATTTGCAGCTACGTGACTATTGTCACGTTCTTCATATTTAGATAACAACCCACCTAAAGTACCTAAAGTTGGAAGTAAATGAGTTATCAAGTCACTGTAAAAATTAGGTGAAGAAACCGGGAAATTTTTAGTGGGGGGTTATGTCACCGTTTTTATGGCAACATATTTATTGTTGTTATATGTTGACATATATTGTTATGTGTTGTATGCTTGTTTTGTAAGTATATACTTACGATATAACAACAACACAAAACATAAGGAGTAATAAAATGATTAAATCAAGAACATTAAGAATGATCGATATTACCATAAATGCTTATAAAAATAGACATATTAGTTTATTAGAAGCATTAGAAATAATTAAAGTTTATATAGGAATAAATCTTAAACGTAATCAAATAAAAATAAAAAGGTAAAATTATGCTTATTTTAAATTTGACCCCCGACCAATATATTCGATTATCAGAAGAAGAACAAAAAATATTGCAATCGTATTATAAAAAAGTTGCTTTAAGCCAAGAACAATATAATAAATTATCTGACGAAGAAAAGGAGCCATTGTCTTATGAAGACTCTCCTTTAGATGAGTATTGCGGTAATTTGACTTTAAATTATCTAACTCAATTAATCGATAATAATGATATAGGTTCAAAAATGACGCGATATTTAATAAACAAATTAACTATGTTAATTATACAACTTAAACTTTTAAAACAAGGTCATTAAAATAATGACTATTCCTGCTTTAAATAATTTAGTTACAGTTGAACAGCTTGTTAAAAAATACCCTCAATTAACTATTGGAGGTGTGAGATGGTGGATATTCCACCGTAAAACAAATAATCTTCAAGATAGTAAAGCAATTATTAAAATATCTAGAAAACTATTTATAGATGAAGCTAGATTTATTGACTGGTTATACAAAAATAAGGTACAATGATAGCAAATTTAAGTTTGCGTATTAAAAATGAGAACAAAAATTTATATAAATCAAACTAATTTGATAATTGATAAAATCATAATTATTAAAGAAACCTTTAGCAGTATAATTAAGATAATAGTTGCAATAACAAGTATTAATATCATTTATTTATTGTTTGATAAATTTATAATACCCTTTATAAATAAAGATATAAAAACTGATCTTAGTAACGATACTAAGTTAGTTTTAGAAAAAAAAGATAATGAATCAGATACTATTGTATCATTACCGAAAAACCCTGTTTTAAATATAGAGACTAATATTATGATTGATAATAAAGAAGAAGATACAAATTCTCTAGCTACTACAGCTTCTGAACAGCCTAATACTATTATTGACCCAGTTATTCTTTCTAATCCTCCTATTGTTTGTAATGATATACATCCAATAAATTTACCAGGAGAAGATAGAGATGTGATTATTATTGAATAATAATAACAAATCAAAATGAAAAATTGCAGTTATACAGATATAAGCAATATATTAGTTAGCGCCGGGTCAAAAGCAGCTTTTATTGATGGAATAGCAAATATAATTTTAATCGGTACTTTTACTCCGCCTCAATTAACAGTAGCTAGAATTGGTGTAGAGATTAGTACAGCATTTGTTAGCTATGCAATAAGAGAATATGCCACAAAATGTGTTGATGATATGCAATATGTTGGCGGAGTTGTTGGTGGCTTATTAAAATATGGAATTAAAGGTAGTAACCCAATTATTGGGGCAATTAACAATCTTGGTTATGAAATGTGTAATTTTCATAATTTAGATTCTGGTTATTGTGCAATTACAATAGAAACTACTGAAGAAGTAACAACAAGCTTGCTAGGCCTAAGTAGTTCTATGGTTAGTAAGGCATTCTTTAATGGAATAATTGCTAGCTCAGTGATAGTTACGAGCGCAGATTATGCTTATGTGCCATTAGATAAACATGTAAAAGCTGCTTTAAACTTCACGGTGGTGGGTATAAATATTAATACCTTAGTACTAGGGCATCAATCCGATACGTGCTTTGAGCAAAGCTATAATCAGTATATGGGTAATGATATATTTGATAAAGATATGTGTTTATTAGGAGAAACTAATTTTACAAATCAGTATAAAGATATGTGCCTTTGTGATATGAATGAAGCTTAATTTATTTTTTTCTCTTTTAGCCTTTTTAATTGCCACTCTACATCCTCAATACGGTTTTTAAGAGCATATCGGATGTTTTTAGGTAAATCCTTCCAATTATTGGCTTCCATTAATCTTGCGAGTTCTGCTTCTAGAGATTGTAGTATTTTATCAGTCATTCTTTAATGTATTGTTGTATTCTTTTGATAATTGGTTTTCTCACTCATTTTCTCATAAAGATGCTTTAAAGTATGATGGTAAGGCATATTCGTTCGCATGTCCATTACCTCTCCTAAGCGAACTATTAAGCAATATACTATACTATTAAGTATTATATCTTTATTGTCTTCGTTATTTTTTCCTATATTAAGCCTATCAAGTTCTTCTCTGATTTTATCGGGCAATTTTTTAAATGATGCAACTATTTCTTGAGAAAATGGTGCATATAATTTATCAGCTATTTCTTTTTTTTTATTAAAAGTTAATTTTTTCATATTTCCTTTTTATATATTGTTTCGATATGAATTTTATCATATTAATTATACTAATAACAGTCTTCATCACAATCTTCTTGTAGCTCAGGAAATCTGGCATAAAGATCAGGACTTTCCATTATATCTAATTTTAAATCACTATATTCTCTGTCTAAATATTGGTGACGTTTAATAGATTGTTTCCTTTCATCTTCCTTAATATAATCAAAAGTATTTCGTTTTGTTATTATACTATCTATAATAAATTTAATATGTATTTTTATCTTACTTGCTATCAAATTCCTGCGTATGGTCTAAATTTAAAACCTGGAGTATAAACACGTTGACGATAAGGTAATCTATGGCGCGGTATACTTGTAAGTAAAGGACTCTCTGGAGGTTTAGTTATTCCTAATTTTTTGCTTGCATTGGAATATAAGAGTATTGACAAGTCTTTTAGTAATTGAGTTGTTAGATTTGTAGATAATTTCAAAGTCTTGCGTTCTTCTATAAGATCTCGGTGTTTACCAATTCTCCTATTTCTTTCTTCACCTTCTTCTTGCTCAGCAGTAACAAATTGCAGTAAAAATTGCTCAATCCTTCTATCTTCTTCAACTGAAAAAGTCTTATATTCTTTGTTGTTGTAATATACTTTATCAAAACTTATCCGGTTTCTTCTTTTATTTTCATCATTTAAAAATTTTTTAAACTTATTATTATTATATACTATATTAAGACTATATTTAGTGGTGACATTTTTTTTTCGTTTGATTAAATTCTGTTTAAGAGAGTCATCATAGAACTCTGTAAGCCTGTTAAGACCGTTTATTTTAAGGGTATTATTCTTTTTTTGTTCTATTCCTGATGCATTATATGCTTTTCTTATTCTGCTGCTTTTGACCCTGGCGTAATTATAAAAATGATTCTTGGTAAGTCCATACTCTTTCAAAAGAGCAAAGTTTATAGAATAAGTATATTTGTTATTAGGATAACCATACTTTGTTCTTGGTTGTTCCTTAGTTACTGTTATAAGACCACATTTAATAATCTTCTTTCTTTCTCTTATAATAGTCCTTTTGCTTTTAATCATTCCTTTGGATAACTCTATTAAATCTTCATCAGTACAATAATATTTTAAATCAAGATCAATTGAATTCTTATGTGAAAATTTTGTTTTGCCCATTTTTTCTGCCATATGTATTAGCATTCCCATCATTTCCGCGGTAGCGCCTGTAAACCTACCAAAGCTAGGTTTAAGAATTTCATTGTTGCGCTCAACAAATTTCTGCATATTAGCTAAAATTTTAGGGGGCGAAAAAGTACCTGAGAAAGTGCCTAAGAAAGTAACGGCATGAAATATACCTTTAACGTCTAAAATTTTAATGGTTTTAGCTTTATTAGAAGAGATAATATTAAGAGCATTTAAATTATCATTAATATCTTTTCGACAAAGGTTAACAGAGTCAATATTAAAATTAACGAATTTATGGTTTTTTTGTTGACAGGGAATATTTGATGAGATAATATTCATTTCGAAAGCCTTCGAAAAGCGTTTCGTTCGTTTAAGAAGTTTTTCATAAGAACCATATATTAGGTTTTGGTCGACTTTTAATATATCTCAGGTTTTTTAATTTACAAGTTCTTTGTTTTGTAGTTAGTAGTTAATAAAAAAGGCTCTTTAACGGAGCCTTTTTTAATTTAAACAATTAAAGATTTAATTAAAAAAACAATAGTTATAATCACCAATATAACTAACAAATAATTTAAACAGTTATTCTTATTATTTATCTGAGAATTGTTAAACCTTTCTCTAGGATCTCTCCATAAATTATCTAATTTAGCTTGCCTAGACTTTTCTAAAGTCTTTTTTATATCTACTTTAATTTGCTCTTCAATCATTTAACCTATCTAATTAAATTGATTTTCTTTTTAAGATTTATAACATAAATTATAATAATAAAGCAAATTTTTGTATATTGTCACGTTTGTCAACTGGCTATGTCTTCATTTTATTCTTTTGTAGCCAGTCAATGAACTTAGTCTCATCTATTAATAACTGTCTTTCGATTTTAACAATTGCTCCGCTTTCTTTAAGACCGTTTTCATTACGGAGACGTAACCAAAATTTTATTCTTGTTGCAGTTAATATAGTAGGCAATCTTCTTGCCATCTCGTCTATAGTGATTAGATTTCTAGGATCAGATAGGGTCATTAATAATTTCCTTTTTGAAAGCATTTTCTTCATTAGAATTTTTAACTTTTATCTTGTCAACCATATTTTGCAAACTATCTATTAAAAATTGAACAGAAACTACATCTAAATACACGCTTAATCCTGTAATATGTTTGTTGTTTTTAAATGTTTGAATATTAATACGTATAGCTTCTTGATCAGGGAAATCATGATTATTAAAAGAATTTAATATCTGCATTATAGTAGAATTTCTTTCATTATCTACAGATGTAATATTTAAAAGATTTTTTAATAAAGTATTATCTTCCAAAACATAATTCATATGAATATCATAAATTCCTAATTTAGTATCTATAAATTTTTTGCTCATAATACTATACCTTAAAATATTGTTTTTGCTGAAATTTGTTTACGTTTAGTATTTAAACCCACATAAAGAAGGATTATCTGTAATGCTTCAAAAAAATTAATGTATCCATCTTTATATGTTCGTATAGTTTTTTTAATCATTTTTAAACTCCTTATTTTAAATTATAAGCATATGCTTACAAGTTAAACATTATATACAATACAATCGCATGTCAATACATTATATATAATACATATATACTATTCGAGAGTTTGTTAAAACTACCCTATACAATATATTAACATTATATACACAATACATATACAAAATAATACATTGACAGCTTATAATTTTTGTTCTATATTTAAAATGTTATATAATTTAAAAAAGGAGCAAAAATATGTTAGATTTATCAAAATTAGAAGCAAGAATTACATTAAAGCCTCATAGGTGGGTAGTTTATGGTGGTGAAGGAGCTGGAAAAAGTACATTAGCATCTCAAGCACCTAACCCTATATTCTTATGTGCTGAAAATGGTGCCGAGGCTCTTCCGGTACGAGCTCATCAAATTAAATCCTATCAGGATCTTACAGACAGTATTCAATGGTTATATAAAGAAGAACATGACTATCAAACTGTAGTTATTGATACTATGGATGCCCTTGAGAAACTAGTATGCGCTAAAATTGTAGAAGAACATAATAATGATCCTCGCAATAATAGGGTTGAAACACTTGCTGAGATTAATCAGAAAGTCTATAGAAAAGGTACTATTTTATTTCTCGACAAATGGTCAAAAATAACATCTGCTTTAGATGCATTACGTAATAAATGTAATTTAAACATAATATTACTGGCTCATAGTAACTTTGAAGGAAAAGTTATCCAAGACCCTATTAATGGATCTTATACGAAATTTGATCTTAAACTTGATAAAGACGTTACCTCTCATTTAGTTGAATGGGCTGATTGTGTGTTTTTCTTATGTAAAGACATGTATGCAATATCTTCTGCTGCTGAAACAAAAAAAGGTAAAGTACGTATGGCAACTGATGATAGAGTAATAATAACAGAAGATAATGGCAGAGTAAGAGCTAAAAATAGATTTAGATTACCGCCAAAAGTTGTAAATCATATCGACAAAGCATATACATTATTACATGAAATGATTGTAGAATATATCGATACAAGCAATTCTAATATTGTAGAGTTTAAAAATGCTAGCGAGTCTGAATCTGAAAATATAGAAGAAAGAGAAGCAACTGATTATTTAACAGCAGGATAATATCAGAAATTTATTTTACTATACAATCAGAAAAATTACTTGAATTACTAAAAGAAGCTAAATAACAATTAATTTAATGAAGTAAAACATGACTAAATTAAGAGCATTTCACAATGATCAAGCAATAAAAGATAAGTATATTGCAAGAGTTAAAGCTCATCAAGATGCAGATGAAATTATTAAAAGTATATACTGGGAAAACGGTAAAGGCTGCGCTGTAGGTTGTACTATTGAAGGAAATAATCATAAGAAATATGAAATTAAATTAGGTATCCCAAAGTCTATTGCTTATCTAGAAGATGAATTGTTTGAACATATGCCTAATGAAGAAGCTAAAACTTTTCCATTACGCTTTTTAGAAGCTATTTCAGTTGGTGCTGATTTATCTTTGGTAATCCCGAAGTTTTTACATTGGTTATTAATTGATGAAGAATACGGAGTTATTAATTTTGCTCATGATGATGCAAACAAAGAAACTATACAAAATGTAGCTGATTTATTTGAAAAACAAATTAACGGTGAAAATGTAACTAAAGAAAATTGGGAAGAAGCTGCTGCTGACTATGATGATGCTGTTGCTGTTGCTGTTGCTGTTGCTGTTGCTGATACTGATACTGATACTGATACTGATACTGATACTGAT